TCCATAGAATTCTGGAGTGGTGTACGAACAAAGTGCTTCATACCGTTAGGTACATCAGTGCACAAGAACCAAGCATTGGTGTCGGTCAGATAGTGGTTAATGGTGTAACCCTCTGGAATCGAACCATTGTTCTTAATTGCATTAATGTCGTTGTCGGCTGTACCAACACGGAGTTCGGTTTCTAGCAAACGAGTTGCAACGAACTGTAGTGAAGGTGGCACAATCAACTTACGTGGTTTAGAAGCAATTAACAGTCCACGCTCGTCTACCCATAAGCTGATTTGAATAACAGCGGCTTCCAAAGAAGTCTCGTTAAGGTCAGCAGGGGTTGTTGGGATGTTACTGTTAGTACCGCCAGAAACCAAGGGGTGGCTTGCACTGAATAAAGGCTGACCATCACCGCCAGTAGTGGCAGTAAAGCCAGTATTTAATACAGAAGCAGCACGAACTTGCTTGGTATACGCCATGGAACGAGCTAACGCCTTGGTATAACGACCAGATAGGCTGTCATACAAGTTGTCCTCAATAGCCTCTTCCGTTAGGGAGAAACCTTGAGCAATCGTTACGTGGGTATAGCGAGCTGTGAAAGCCTCTTGTGCATTGTCATAAGCGATGGCAGAACCTTCGTTTTTGACTGGTGCAGCTGAGAAGCCAGACAGCTTGGTCTCTTCTTCAAAAGAACGCTCAGAGGTCTCTGTTTCATAGATCTCTTTATGTTCTTCACCGTAGCGAGCATACTCCAAACCGAACAAAGCATTCAGGCCTGGGAGGAGCTCTTTAAGTAGTTGGGCACGAGAAATAGCCATTTTTTAGCTCCTATTAGGCTGCATAATCCAAGCCAGTAGCTCGGAGAATTTGCGGATTGTTCAACTTCACTACTACTTCAGTGAAGGCGTTTGTACCAGTAGCGGTTTCTGGAATTACAGAGACAGCACGAACTGGCAAGGTTGCTGCGTTACCTGCGTCATTGGTAGCAACAAGAACACCAAACCCAGAGTTACCAGTAATAGTGCTACCTGTACCTTGGTCGATTGCCATGTTTACACCAACAATGCTTTGGTTAACGGTTGTTACAACACTGTTTGCAAATACAACAGCTACCTGAAAAGCAGCCATAGGATCGTCAACAATGTAGCCAATAGCAGATGTTGCAGCAGCATTACCTGGGTAGTACTGAGCTTGAACTGTTTGACCTTGAGCATTTACATACTGGCAGCCCATAAATACACCATAAGTGTAGTTAGCAGCTGAAGTTGTAGAGTCGTTTGTAACGCCTGATACTGCAATAGTGCCGCCATCGACTAAAGCTACAATATCCCCGTTAAAAATTGGAGTGTTATAAGTACTCGCAATTGGCAATTGACGGGTTGCACCAGCGTAGGGTTTGCCATCCACGCTGTTGATTGGGCGTAAGCCGTAGGGAGCTGTTACGCTTGGATAAGCCATAATAAATCTCCTAAGTTTAAAAAATTAACCTCTTCCAAAACGACTTATCTCAGTTTTTCTCTCATTAAAGAGAGGCATACGAGGATCGTTCTGGCGCATAAGAGTGTTGTCTACAGCATCCATTTGAGCTTCTGCTTGATTAGAATAATATTGATTACGCTGATCTACAAACTCAATTGGGGTTTTGCATAACAACAACCCACCGATCTCAATGTTGTCTTTATAACGACTTTGAGGGTCGATTAGCAGTGCAAACTTCGGTTGTTCCTCAACACGTACAGGTTCCCATCCTTCTCTGAGTTTGGCAGATAGATTGCGGGGATCCGCGGTGTTTAAAGTAGCTACTCTGATCCACCGATAAGCAAATCCTGCTTGCTTGTCGGGTTCTGGCAACAATTCAGGCGGTTTCCACTGCTGGGGCCGCATTTCTTGTTGACGGGTTTCTACTTCACGAGGTTTTCTGTTTTCAGCCATTTTGGGACTCCAGTTTAGTTAGTTCACGAGCATATTGCTCTGGTGTTAGATTAAATTTCTTTGCCAGTTGTAACTGCGTTGGCGTAAGTCTGACTTTTTTTGGAGAGGTAGACCTAGTCGCTGGCGCAACCACCGTGCTCGGTTTACTAGTTTTTGCAGAGGGTTTGGCCTCTACCTCGAAAGAGTCTTTGGTCTCTTCGGAATTCCCAAATTTCTCTGGGAATCTTTGACGCATTTCTGTGTCAATCGACTTGAAATAGTGGTCAGATCCTATCGGAACTCCTTCTCTTTCCAAGCGTCTATGAACACCCATTGCTAGGTAGCTCATATCTTCATCTACCCCATACCAGCTGTTTTTGTCCAGCCACGCTTGGGTTTTTGAGTCCAAACGTTGAGGTTGAGGTATTTTTACATCATTTTCTTGAGATTGTAAAGCCTCTTCTGAAAATTCAGGTTTATATCTTTCTAATTCCTGAGATTTTAATTTGACTTCAGTTAACTTTTCTTGGGCATTTACTAAAAGCTCAGAATCGCCAGAGTCATAAGCTTCTTTATAAGACCGTTTAGCCTCTTCTAGTTCGCGAGTTATGTTTTCTTTGTAACTAGAAACTAAACTTTGCTCACCAGTTGTTAGCCTGTTTTTAAGTTTTTTGTTTTCTTCGATGATTTTTTGAGCAAAATCAACAGCTTCTTGACGTTCTTTGTCAGCAGCCTCTTTTGCTCTGCGTTCATCGTTGTAGACCTTTTTCATCTGCAACAACTTCTTCTTTGCTTCTCCGCTGAACTCCTCTAAGTCATCTTTATCGAGCTCTTCAACGATTTCCTTTGGCATAGGCTCTGCATTTGCCTTGTCCTCTGGGGGTGTATCGTCTTCAATCTCAATTTCAATAGGCTCTAATTCTTCTACCTTATCTTCTGGTTCATCTGGGAATTTATATTCCGTCATTTGAATATCAGGCATGATTTTCTCCTTAAATTCTGGTTATGCCGCGGGGATCTTCAACGAGTCCTTCTACGGAATCATCGTTAATAATCCTAAATTCACGTCCGTGGATCTTTAGTCGTGTGCCAGAGTTTGGTCTGGCTAGAATAAAGTCGCCCACTTTGCACCATGGCCCAGAAGGGAAACGAGTTTCGTCCTTATAGCAATCAGGACCCATTTTTACGACAAAAAACACCGTTGATAAAACTTCTTCGTAGTGCATCGTGGCATCCGATTTGAGGATTCCGCTCTCGTAAGTCTCATCAATCTCAGGAATAGCGCACAAAATGCGATATCCAGAGGGTTCAGGTAGTTGTCTTGCTTTTTCTTCTGCTGTTTGAGGCAGAGTTGTTACTTTTGTTACGTCATCGGGATTTGAGCCGATTAGTAATTCACTCATCAAAATTCTCCATTCGTTGTTTGAGGTCTGTTATGGTTAAACAAGCGGATTCTAGACCTCGAATCTGTCCGCAAGCGTACTTATACTCCTCGTAATTAGCACAATTTCCAGCTGCAATAGCTTTTTGGAGCATATCGATACGGGTTTTGTATTCATTTAAGAGGTAATCCAAGTTTTTATCCACTATTTTTTCCCTGTTTGAGGTTTATTGAACTGCTGCATCTTGGAAAGTTCTTGCATCCGTTTAATTTCGACTTCCATGGCGTCTTTTTCTGTTTTTGCCAGAATCTGAGCGCCAGCAATTCGTTCTTGGGAGGCGATTCTTTCCCTTTCTAATTCCAAGCGAGCAGCATCTGTTGCTACATCGGCTTGGTCTTTCATTGCTTTGCGTTGTTCCTCGGCCTGTTTGAGTTCAAGTTCCTTCGCTTGCATCTGAATGACTGGGTCTTGGGCTGCCATTTGAGCTTGTTGCGCTGCAACTTCGGTCTTGTTGCGTTGCAAAAGCACATCGGCTGCCTGTGAAGCCATTTGTGAGATCTGGACTTCCATATCTCTTGGGATTGATTCTTCTTGCCCATCTTCTGGCAACGAGATTCCCATGATTTCTTCCATTTGTTTCTTGTAGGCAAAGGCTAAATGCTCTTGAATATGAGCCATAGCAGCTGCTCTAATGGCTTGCGCCTGGGGATTTTGACCCACAATGGCAGCAATTTTGGGATCTTGCATAGCGCTCATATGAACTTGAATATGCGCTTCGTGGTCCTGATACAAGAAAGCCTTAACAGGGCGCATGTTCATAATGTTCATGTTCTCTGTAATAGGGTCTTCTGGTAGCTGATCGTCTTCTAGCTTAACTAATTTCTTGGCGTTTTTAATTCCTAAGACTTCTAGCATCTGGCGGTGCAACTGGGCAAGATCGTATAACTGTGGAGCTTGCTGGGCTAACTGTAAAACAGCCTGATACTGAACCACTTTCTGGCTCATCGTTGCTGCGTTAGGATCGCTAACAGGAATTACGTCTACGTTATCGTAGTCGGACTGTTTGGCAAAACGATTGCCAACGTCTGGCGTGTAGTTGTATTCGTCAGGGGTGTAGTCACGAATGATGTCTTTTAAGAGTTTTAGCTCTTGTTTCATGGAGTAATGAACACGGGCTTGAACTGCTGACATAACCTTTAAGGTTCTCTCCAAAATAGCCAGAGTTGTACCCACTGGGGTATTGGCCGACATATCGGCAATCTTCATGTCGGAAGCCGAGGCGAATCTACGTCCTTCTTCTACGATGGTACCGAGTAAGCTATATAAAACTTGGCTTGGCTCTTTGTAGGGAAGCGGGAGGATGTTGTCTTTTAGTACGCCAGAGGGAACGTCTACGTCTCTAAACTCACCTGGGGAGATTGGGGTATCGTCTCCCTTAATTCGCAGACCTCGTGTTTTAAAGCCACCTGGCAGATTCGATAATGTACCTGCATCGACAAGTTGTCTGATAATAGAAGTACCAGACTTAGCAAAAGCGCCGACAAGGTGAATAAGGCCAAAGCAGTAAAAGCCAAAGCCTGGAACATACCCATAATGGACGAAATGATTTCTTTTCTGTTTAGTCTCATCTTCTGGTCTCCAGTTTCTACGAATCGCTAATACGGTCTGCGATCCTTTTTCAACGGTGACAATGTACGGCAGAGCAATTCCTGTTGATTTGCCGTCTTCATCTTTGTCCTCAAAACCTGCAATGTCGAGGTTTACTTGGATTTCTAGGAGTTTATACCGATTATCTGTAGTTGCCTGAAAACCCATCTTCTCGGCAATTTTCTTTTCTACATCATCAAATGTGTTAACGGGATCTCCAAGATCAACGTCTCGATAAAAACCAGCGACTTGGAGTTTCTTTAATTCGTTTTCGGTCTTACGCATAACGTGGGTTACACGGTCAGCGGTCTGTAAGTCCGAGGCGCCATACGGAACAATCAAGTCTTCAGCGGGAACAAAGACGGAGACTTGGCGGTTTAGGTTAGGGTCAAAGTAAACTTTCTTAAAGGCGTTACCTGAAAGTCCAAGGCCCCAGACCATACGCTCATGCTCAGGGCGATATTCGACCATCACATCGGTAATCTGGTAGTTCATGTCCTTTTGAACACGATCTGATGCTGCCATTTTTTCTGGGGTTTCCCGCCCAATGACTTGGGTCTTTACGGGTCCAGCTGGAGGTAAAGTTTCCATGACAGTTTCCGCTTGGAACTTAACCAAGGCTTCGGAGAGAAGTGGATGATAAACGCCACAAGCGCCTTCCCATGGCTCCGAACGGATTTCAATTTTCATTCCGAGAAGCTCAATGCCGTCTGTGTAGGTCTGCATCCACTCTTTACGGGAGCTAATGTCAGCATCTACATCGCCAAGTAAATCACCGCAAATTTCGGCTAGTTGACCCTTGTCTAGGTATTCTGCAAGGTTAGCGTCAAAATCCTCTGCGGTTTCTTCTTTAGGTTCTATTTCAATTTCTAAGCCATCGATCCCAATCTTGACAGACTCTGGATCCTCAATTTCAATTTCGATTGGCTCCATAGTGGCAGCAGCTGCCTCAAGTCCTTGGGGTAATGCGTACATTGATTTTTCAATAGCCATAATATTTCCTTAGTAGTAACTGACTGCTCGTTTAGACTTGAAGTATTGAACCTCGTCTTCCTCGTCTGTTTGTAATCGGATAAACCCGCCTTTTCTAAAACGCAAAAGGGCTTGTGTGCTTGAGTCCACCAAGTCATCGTGGTCGGAATTGGGGAAAGCAGCCAATTCTTCAATGACTTCTTCGGCCCAGCGCTTTCTTGGCGCCCATACTTTTCCTGATGCAAACATGTCTGCTACAGAGTTTACACGGGAGATCTTGTCATTACCACGGGTTGGTGTAAATTCTTGCACTGGTATTCCCATGGATCTTAGCTCAAATATAAGTGGCGCACCAGAGGCTTTTGCCTCCACGATAAA